TCCAGTAAAACCACTAGCCTCATCATTTTTTAATCCGCCAAAAGATGAATAGTCATATTCCATTTCACCATTTAACATTTGAAAATCAACATTAGTCCCTGAATTATCCCAATTCATACGTAAAGCATCTACTGGTGCAGTTACTGAAACGTTGCAGCTAACTTTATTTAATCTTACTTTAACACAAGATTTATTAGCTGGACTTTTTGCTAGTTCAGAAACATCAACTATTTTAGTTGTGCTTCCAGAGTTATCAGAAACTACATTGTAGTGAGTGATAAGTTTTTTTGATCCGTCAAATACAGTTGTATTTAATACTGTGTCTGCCATGTTTTCCTCCTATTAAAGAGCGCCTGCATTACCAGGCGCTCCGAGTTAATTTATTACGCGTCTGCGTATGGTGTTACTATTGTACCTGATCCAATCAATAAAGAATTGTGAACCATGTATGTAGCAGTATCAATCGCTGTGAAAGATACTACGCTACCAACGATCCCACCTTTTGTAGAACCGTTCATAGTTATAACATCATTAGATGCGCCTGGTACAAAACCTTTTATACTTCCATCATCTACAGAAATTAAAATAGAACCTTTAAATTTATCAGTCCCATCAGTTTTAATGTCCATATCTGTTGCAGCAGTTTCCACAAAAAAGTGAAAAGAAGCACCGATGTTGTTTAGATTGTTAAAGTCATTATCACCTGCAGTAGCTCCATTACTATTTACATTGATACTTGGTAAAGTAAATTTACCATCAGCATCATTGCAAAGTAAAATCTTACCTGCGTGTGTAGCAACTGTTAAAGTAGTGTCAGCTGTTAAGCTAACAGTCATATCAGGTCCTGTATTTACAAAGCCATTTTTAGAAATGACCGGTCCTGAAAACGTAGTTTTTGCCATAATTATATCCTCCTAGTTTTCCGAACATAGTCTCTAGGCCGTCGACTATACGCGTCTATGTTCTAATTAATTGTATAGTGACAAAACTATATACTAGTTTTCAGTAGAGCGCAAGAGAG